CATTAGTCTTAATTGCTACGTTACGCAAATGTTCTAACGCTTGTTCTAAGCCTTTCTTAGTGCCATTAGTTAAAGGGTTATCCATTATACCTGTAAGAGATACACCCAACAGTCTTTCTTCTTCTGTGTTGTGCTTCCATACCTTACGCAAATAAGGGAAGTTAGTCAGCTTAGATTGCGCTGTACCTAGTATAGTAGCAAGCTCAACTTTCTTAGACAGTGTATCAATATTATCTGTTGCCCTAACAACAACTTCGGTTAGGTTACAGAATTGGTAAGGTCTGAGGATAATCTCTGAGCAGGGGTTAGTACCAAACTCGTGGTTAGGATCTCTACGCTCATGCTTCTCTACTTGTTTCTTAGCGGATACTCTATTGAATATGCCACGCTCTCCTGATTTAGATTCAACTAAACCTGACCACTCTCTTAAGAAAGTCTCACCATCAGGCTTATCTGTGTAGGCTACTGAGTTATTACTTAGCGCCATGTGTGGTGCGTTTTCCCACCACTTGCCTGACTTAGCGTGTCTCATTCGTATATCACTCAGGTTAGATAGACTAATCATAGCTGATCGTCTAACACCACCCACAACTACAATCTCTCCTATCTTACACATCAAAGAGTGACAATCATAGCTAGAGAGCTTACGTCCTACGTTAGCTTTAAACATACTAACTGTGAAATTAAATAGATCAACCAAAGGAGCAGGTCCACTTGCCCTACCACCGAATACCTTTAGCCTAGCACCTGCAGGTCTAACCTTAGACACATCCCACTTAGGTATCTCACCCATGTAAAGGTGTCCTATTACTTTTCGTAAAGACTTAGCCCAACCTTCTTTGCTATCCGCTACGACTATAGTTGTATCACACTCCTCTAGCTCATTAGGTATGTCAGGTAGTTTGTTGACGTATTGTCTTTCTACAGAGAAGCCTACACCTGTACCACACAGTAGTATATACATAGCTTCATCAAACGATTTAGGATCGTCTACAGGCAAATAACTACAGTTATATCCTGCTGTGTTGTCTCTATCTAATGCAGGCCCTGCTGTCATTAACGCTCTCATAGAAGGCATAACGTCTAGCTTATGTATTGCATCCCACAACTCTTCAGGTGTGTCGTAGTCTAATCCTGCTCGTGCTGCTATATAGTCAACGTAACGGCTTACAGTTTCACTCCAAGTCTCACGCCTTTCTTCATCGTCTAGCCAACGAGCATAGCGAGAGGTTGCAATAAAGTTTTGATAGTCTGTTGGTAGTGTATTATTCATTTTGTGTTACCTTTATACTTTTTATTTTAACACCGTCTATTTCGTATAGCGCGTCTTCTATTAATTGTTGAACAGTCTCTTCATGCCCATCTTCATCAATAGATAACACATTCTCCTCAGTGTCTATGTTTAATGTTAAATATGCTCTAAATACTATGTCCATTCACTAAGTCCTTTAAATCAGGGGGCTTATAGTTTGGTCCTTTCATAACCTTACCATCTTCCCTATAAATAGGTTTCCCATCATCGTCTAGCTTAGACATGTTACTTGCGTGAACCCTATTAAAAGCTACCTCTAAAGGAAGCCCAAAAGCTACAGCCATACCAGATATAACGTATTGTAAGTCACATAGTTCCTTCAATAGGTTTTCTCTTACTTCTAATGCAGGCTTTCGACCTCTAGCCAGAGCTATGGACACTTGGCTCATCTCTGCCATTAACTCTGTAAACTCTTCTACTATTAAACTTCTGCGTAACTCCATGCCATCTACGGTCATCATTTGATCTACAGGATGGCCAAACGCTTTATGAAACTCCGCTAAATAATCTTCTCTTGATCTATACCCTGTCATTATTCTCTTCCTCCTTTAATGTCTCAATCATTTTATCTATATACCACTTTGCTTTCTCTAAATCCTGTATAGGCTTACCTTTGTAATGCCATCTCCATATATACTTAAATGCAGCACCCCAGCAATATGCAACAAAAGCTGTTACAACTGCGCCGTGCATCATGGCTTTCATTGCGTCTATACATTCTATCCCACCTTTAGTGTAGTGCGGTGGGTGATTTACTTCATCGTCTTTCACTTATCTCTCCTCATATCAACATGAATTACGTTATCTTCTACTTTAATTATTGGTGTAAATGCAAACTCTGTTTCTCCTTCACCATCTCTTTCGTATATAGGGTATAGCTTACCACTATTAATTAATTCTTCTCTTTCTACCTGTACCTGATGCAGGAATGGGTCATCTCTTTCTAGCAGAGGTATACAGGACGTTAATAGTGTTACCATTTCTAATATTGTTTTAACATCGTGTTCTTCCCAAACGCCTGCGTTAAATAAAGTTTTTACATTAACAGCGCCATTCCAGTTATCTTGTTTATCTTTTTCTGGAGAAAGTATAATAGCAAAATCATCATCATTTATGTGCATAGACTAATCCTTCTGTGTTATCCAGAACCCCTAGTTGTACTCGTTTTTTTCTTTCAGTCAACCATTTCTTAGGGATAATTCTGTGTGCGTATTTAAAATTGTGTTTTTTACACCAATCTTTATATCTGGTCTTCGATCCAGTGTACAGGAAATTCATCTCATTACCAAAAATAAACCTTATGTCTAACTCAGGGTACTGAGCTTGAATAAGTAGGTGCTTACTTCTATCTTTAGCCTTGAACCAACCTTTGACCTCAATGATAATACCATTGTCTAGTACAAAGTCTGGCTTATACGATTTTAGCTTTGTTACAGCATACTTAATAGTAAGTTTCTCATAGCGTATTTTCTTTTGTAGAGGCTTGAGATAATCCGCTACCTCTACTTCAAGGTTACTCCTGTACGACATGGGTATAGAATACGGTAGGAGGGGTTTTTGCTTTAGAAACTTTAGAAGGCAGTTCCTGTAAGTTAGGCCAGCATTTATGTTTAAATGAACAGAAGCCACACTCAATACCTAGCTTTCTATTACCACTAGCCTTACCATAATATTGTTCTGGTTGGTCAGTATAACAGCGTTCAAAAGGCTCATCATTTTTTATGTACGCAGCCGTTTCTTCTATTTTGTCAAACTCTTCATCTGCGTCAATAAACTCTGCGTCTACATATTTAAACTCGCCTGTGTTCTTGTTTATGACCCACCAACCGCCTACCTTTTTGTTTGCAGCCTTTGCATAGCCTACTAGCTGAGCAACATAGCCAAACGGATCGCTTTTCTGGAGGGTGAAAACGTCTACGAACTTATTTAGGTAAGACCAGCCAGAAGCAGACTTGATGTCGTCTACCCTGTTGTCAAGAACCATGTCGTAAGCCCCTTTTATGTCGCCGCTTTTTGTCTCAAGCACTACCTCATCACTGTCTTCAAACTCAACCTTTGCGGCTCTCATTATGCCTTTAAACACTGCCTCTACAATATCGCCAAGCAACATGTTAATAATAAAGTGAGAAGGAAGTGCCTCCTTCAGTTCAGGATGATTTTTCTCAAACCAAAGTTGACACTTCTTTCTACCAATGTTGGACATTCGCAATCGAAAGTCCTCTGATCGCCCTGCAAATTGACGAAGCACTGCTTTTTCTACGTCAGTAGCAATAGATTTGGCAAGAGGAGGAGGGAAGGATGCTGATCCATCTATTGCCTTTCGTAGATAGCTATGTATCGCCAGTTCTGCAGGGTGTTCCATTACTCTATGTCCTCAATGTCAACGATTGAACCAACAATGTCAGCATCTTCTTTGGACATCTTCTGAGCGTTTTTCTCAGCCCATACATTCATAGTGTATTGGTTCTTGTCCTTGATCCAAGCTACAAAATCTTGCATCGTTTCCTGATCATCCGTATCCTGAATGTCCTTAATCTTATCCTTCATCGTAGGTTGAAAGACTGCATAGTTTATTGCAGCACCTTTTTTAGCTACAGCCTTAAGCTCAATGTTGTAAATCATAGGCGCATTTATAGGTAGCTTTGAAGCCATGTTTGTTAAGTTTGCGCGGCTTTCGTTACCACCAACGTGCATTTTAAAGGGGAACTCATCGAGTGTCACAGCGTTACCATTACTATCCATTGGTTTATCAAAAGAACACATACCAAAAATAACACTCTTTATTTTACAGCTTCTGTAAAACTGCTGTTTTGACTCAGGTAAGGCTTTAAAGGCTTCGTTAGACATGTAAGCACCTCTACCGCAGTTATACGTACCATCGTTATCCTTAAGATCGCCGCTAGGAACGCTATGAAAGACTGTTCTAATCACATTACCTTTGTTACCGTCAGCCCTAATAGCATTAGCATCATAACGCTCATAGCAAAACTTCATTAGAAAAAGCCTTGCCGTAGCTGTGGCGCTGTAATACGTTTCGCCATCAGGCATCCTCGCTGAGAAAGAGCCAGCTTTTATAACAGCCACTTCCATCTCTTCTCCATCGACAGTCTTACTGCCCATGATATTGTTATGCACCATCCGTAACTCTGATAGGGCAGACTTGGGGGTTTCACTAACTTTACCAAAACCTGTAGATAGGTCAGTGTT